TAATGGCCCCAATGATCTTGTTAAAAGGAAGACCCTTTCGCCAATTCTCTGCTGCATATTTCTGTGCTCCGAAAGTCAGCACTGCCGCTACACCTTCGGTAAAGGAAGGGTCAAGCAGCTCCATGCGGACTTTACTTTGGTCAAACTTCATAGCGATATCAGACATTCGTAACAAACCCCCTAGCGGCAGCTTGCCGTTCAAACTCTTTGATTACAGCGGGGCGTTGCTCCTCTGGAAGTGCTTGAACATAGCCTATAATCAATGCTGCCCCTTTCAGGGAAAGCTTTTTCTGGAAGAAATTGTATTCAAGGATGTTTGTCAAAATAACAGCTCGATTTCTGAGACGTAGAGCTGCATCTTCAACCTCATTAAACAAACTAAATCCTTTGAATTCTTTATAATCATTGTTTTGCATTCTTTCTTCTCTCTTCGTTTTCTTTTTTACTTTTTACCTTATGGCAAGAAAGGCATAGAACTTGGTAACCTTCCTTCTCAGAGAACATACGCTCTACCACATCATCCCAAGAGGTAAACCCAGTTACAGGAATTACCGGATCGATATGATCCACTTGTACTTGGGAGGTGGGGAATATATTCTGACAAATAGCACAGCGGTAGTGTTTCCCAACACGACCTGATGCGGGATTGATGTGTTGCCCTACATAAGCTGCTTTCAACACTTCAAACTTCGGCCCCCATCTGACACTAGCAGATCGTAGAGCTGACTTAATAAAGCTTTGGAATCTGCTGTCTGTCCATTGTCCGTTATTTCTAGTGTTAGCCATCCCATCCTTTAGGGAAATCCCATAGCACAGGTTTCCCTTGGTTATCGAGTTCTCTAATCATAAACAGCAGCCTTCCGTTCTCCAGCAACTTATCTCTAGCATCTTCCCCGTAGTGGTGTAGGTAGAGCTGCTTAACAGCTTGAAATCCTGTTGCTTCATCATATGTATCTTTCAACACAGAGTAGGCTTTAATAGGCCCGGATTTCGGGATACCGATAATAGAGTCGACTGGATCTCCCATAATACACTGAGCATAGAAGAATTTCATCCCCCATCCTCGTAGCTTCTTATTAGAATCCAGTCTAATCTCCCCGTACCCTTCCACTTTATGAGGGCCAAAAGCTGCTACCTTCCCATACTCGTAGAGATAATGCCAACCACTAACTTGAAGAAGATCTTTATCTGCACCAATACAGATGCTTTTATCTCCTAATTTAGTGAGGAAGATCGCTAATAGATCATCGGCTTCAAGCCCCTCTACTTCTTCCCATTCAAATTCGCTTTTAAGGAAAGCTTTTAAGTTGGAGTAGTGATAGGGCTTGCCTCCTCTACGGAGCTTGTAGCCAGTAGTGGAAATCTCATTACGGAAATTGGTATTCCCTGTGAAGAATAGGATTGGGGGCTGGTCTGCGTCAACAAGAGCATGTGTGTTGGAGATTCTATTCATTACAATCTCCTCCGCTACGGAGAAGGGAGGAGGATTTTCTGTTAAATCAATCTCAATTCCCTTCTCCGCATGCTGCATTCGCCATGAAGATTCCGCAGCAAACCCTACTTGGTACAAGAGGACATCTCCGTCCCAAAGAGGTATCCTAGTCATTAGTAAGGAGCATCCTCTCCGTCTGCATCAAAGGGAGGATCTTCCTCGTCTACAGGGGCGGGTTTAGCCTTACCTTTAGTAGGCTTAGGCTTCTCTTTTCCTTCAGTACTTGACAGCAACTCTTCGAGAAGAGAACCTTTGAACTCCAAATTAGAAGTGATTTTATCTTGCAACCATTTAGGCAAAGCATTGAAAACATCAAGATCTGGTTCATCTAGTGCAAAGAACTTAGGTGTGTTCTTCAGTTCAGGGCACTTAGCTACGTCTCGTGCTCGCATTGGCCCTACGTTACCTACGTTCTCATACACCTTGTCGCCTTTCTTGTTGACTACGACAGTCACCATGCAAGGAGTATCTAACAGCAAACCGAAGTCCCCTCCGTGTACTTCTTCCGGGTCAAGGGCTTTATACCGTTTAGTGCTCTTAGCTAAATCTGCTTCTAGAGAACGTAGAGGAAATGTCTCACTAATCCAACGAGGCTTATCCTCCAACTCATTACCGTCTTCATCCACCATGAATACATCACTGAATTCATATGTAAGCTGAATCTCATATGCAGGGGGCTTATCCTCTCCTTGATAGGGTCGTTGAGGCTGGAGGCCAAGATCTAGGATCTGTACCACTCGTGCTGGATATCCTCCTGCTTCTAGGATAGGCTGTTCTACGCGATTACTCTTACCTGTTGATGGTACTTTCTTAGCATTCAATGTCATATGTATTAGTTCCTTATACGTAGTAAAAAATTCGTTCCACCGGACGGGCTACAACTACCACTTCAACTGGCTTGCCTTTCTTTTTCGTTTGGGTACGATGAAACATCATGTCCCCGTACTCGTTACGGAATGCACCACGTTCTCCACATCGAACTACTCTGCCTCGCAATTTCCAGCCGTTAAAAGTATTATACATTGCTATTCTCCAAGGATAGTGTTAATTTGACCAAGGGCTTTATTAGCTCGTTCTTTCTCCAACGACACAGCCGCTAGATCATCTTGTTTAGTCTTAATCTCTTCTTTTAGAAGGATGATGTCTCCCTCTCGGAAGCTAACCACTTGCTTCAATTGCTCTTGCAGGACAGTGAATCCTGCCATAACACTCCCAAATGAGAGGTTGGCTGGTTTTTGTTGAGATTTACTCATAAAGCGTCGATACATAGTAATCATTCTTTACCTTTAAGTTAATGTACTTCATACCAATTATGCCCAATCTTGGCTTGTCCTTCATGAGGGCAAGCAATCTTGTAAAATCTACCTGCTTTAGCTATAGCTTCCTCGCTAATTTCAGAGACTAGTTTGGCATACTCTGGCTTGCATTCTATAGTGTATTCATCGTGGTACCAACAGACAAAACCATAATCCTCTCCATATACAAGACCTGCTTTCTCTAATGCTGAATTAGCAAAATTGTATGCTGCTGCCATTTGAATGGCTTCATCAGATTGCAGGATGTATACTAAGATTTGATGCTCTGAAGCAATCTTAATAGGTCGTCCGTCTAGTCCTGTAACTACACCATCGTAGAACTCAAAACTGTTAAATCTATAGTTGAATCTTTTCTTGGCTGTCTTCTTCCACTCTGTTTTTAAATTCTCTAATAGTTGAGCCAGTGCTGGAAGATTGCCTAAGAACTTTTCTCGTAGTTGTTTACCAGCAGCAGCCGATCCATTTACAATCTTACCAATCTTTGCATCGCCTGCTCCAAATAATAGGCCGTAAATAAATGTCTTAGCGTTTCCCCTAGTAGCTAGTCCTGCTGCTTTTTGATTAATAGTGTGTATGTCTGTTCCGTCCTCAGACTTCCCATTCACCACAGTATTCATGTAATCTGGATCTCCCATCCTAGCAGCCAGTTGGCGTAATTGATTTCCTGCTGAATCTGTGGATACTAGTACCATCCCCGGACGAGCAGTGAATATCTTACGCATTTGTTTACCGAAGAAACTACCAGCAGAAGGGATATTAACAATCCCCCTATGGGTGGCTCTCCCTGTAACTGCCAACGAGTTCACAACAGAAGAAATAGACCCATCTTCCCGTATTAGAGATTTCAATCCTGTTACACTGCTGAGTCTGTGTCGACATTGAAGACGTTTAGCTACTAGCTTTCCTACTTTATCAGTAATCCCTTCGAAAGGATCATCCTTAGAAAGCTTAGGACTAGTACGCTCTCCTGTATCTTTACTATAATTCCACTCAGCAGGCTCCCAACCTCTTGCTAGGAGGTAGGTGACTAATTCATCCCTAGAACGGAGATCAACAGGACGTATAGTAACCCTAGAAAAAGGGCCACAAATATAACCAGATTGAACATCATACCCAATGTGAGAAAGATAGTCCACCACGGCTTGCGAATACTTCCCTGACTTAAGGAATGGTTTTTTGACATAAGCATAAACCCCTTTGGATTTAGTCTCTAACGGTTCTACTACCAGAGGGAGACGTGGGGTTACATACTTGTCTATTAGCTGCATCCATCGATTCAGGGTTACTATGCAGTTTTCAATATGATCTTGATCTACATACCAGCCATACCTCTCTTGTTTACTCAGGTTCTCAAATAGCCTAAACGATAGTAGGAAAGCATTTCTCCAATTACCACCTCGTGCTTCTTGAAGCAGAGATGTATATATTTCCTCTTGGATGAATACATCTTCACTACATCTATGCAACATCTCAGGAGAGAAATTCTCCCAATCCGTATGCTCTGGTTTTCCCCTCCCAACTCTATACCCCCAAGCCTCAACAGAATGAGGAGCTTTTTTATTCGGGCAATGAGGGGGAGACAACCTTTTAGGGTTTAACAATCTAGACATGATAAGGGTGTCTACTTTAGATCCCTTAAAAGAATACTTGTATAGTTTTTCTAAGAGAGGGAAGTCATACCCGATTATGTTATGCCCTATTAGTACATCGCAAGTGTCCATAAAGGTAAGCATATCCCTGATCTTATCTGGAGTGAACTTGAACACAAGCATCGACCCCAATTCCTTGAATACCCCGCAATGGACAGTTGATGCTTCTGCCAGGAAACCATTAGCTTCCAGATCGAATACAAATACCCTCTTCTTCATCCTTTATCATACCTCCTCCGTAGCTTCTGCTTGAATCCAGATACGATCTTAAAGATATTGAAATAGGTGTAGTTTGTTACAGCTTCTATATCCTTATAGGAGTAGCCTAGGTAGAAGTATAGACTCAAGACCTCCTGATGATCTAGGGATTTTTCATCCATTAGTTGGAGAATCTCTCTCCATATTTTATCATGTACACCTCCACAATTTGCACCGATAAAATCATATTCATCAATATTTTGAGAGAGTTGAGATTCAGTTCTGCCTCGCTCTTCTCGCTTGTATGCCTTTATACAATTTCGAATAATGGTGTTGAACCATATGTTGAAATCTTTAAGTTCATTATACGAACTCTTATATCGTAAGGCATTCTCATATGCTGAGTGAAGGACATCTTCAGCACCATCACCACAAGAAAAGTATAATCTCTTTTTGAGTTTCTTAGAGTTCTCTTCGTAGTGTTTACCGATAAATTCAGTCCATACGTCCATTACATCTCATTGAAAAGTGTTGTAGCTTTGTCCCAATACAAAGGGAACTTACCGACTTCCCCAAACTCTCGATCCTCTAGTAATACTAGGGAACGTATATTACGTTCTTCAGGGGAAAGAGAAGGATCTTTATTCCCCTCAAGGCCAAACATCAAATTACAGCTACGAGCCATAGCTCTTGATCCTGCAAACTGAGCAGAAAGAATTTCCCCTCCCCTCTCATGGGTAGCTCCTGAATCAGGATTACGCAAATGGCAAAAGATAAAAATGATTACATCCAAATCTAATGCTAAGGAACTGAGCTCTTGTGCAATCTCTTGCAGTTTAGTGTTCTGGTCTGCTGCAGATAAGCCATTAACTAGGTTGGTAATAGGATCAATAAAGATAGCTTCACAACCTTCAGCCGCAGCTTCTCGGATATCTGCTTTCAGGGTCTCCCATCCCAAATGCTGATACAGATTAATCAGTATTAGGTTGTTTCCTACAAGTTTTGTTGCTTTCGAATAAGCATCTTCGTCAAACTCTACCTTCGGATCGTGAAAGATTTTCCCTGCTATCTTTCCAGCTACCAGCTTAACAGTCTTGACATTAGACTCTTCAGGTTTAGCGAGGAGAACTTTCCATCCTACTTCTTTAATGAAGTGGGCAGCTAGAGCGTTAACTACTTCAGACTTCCCCATCTTTGGGGCTGCACCTATGTATATAGTCTCCCCTTTACGCATGCCTCTTGTAACTTCATTGACATGTCTCCAAGGCCAAGGCACCCCCCATTCAGGCCGTTTCTTAGCCTCCTCAAAGAGCATAGAGGCATTGACAAGTCTAGTGTTTTTAGGTTTAGAAGCATTGAACTGGATAGCCTGATATGCTGCTCTTTGTTTGCCTTTGATAAGACAGTCGTTGGCATCTTTCTCAGGCAGGCTGGCTACCATAGCATCAGGAAGAATCTTCAATACTTCTTGTACTGCTTGCTGCCCTGCTGCATCCATATCAAATACAAGGACAATTTCTTTAAAAATCTTTCGTATTTTAGGGAGAAGACGAGCTAGGTCTTTAGCTGCAGCAGAAGCACCGTGAGGGAGGCTCACAATGGATGGATTCATATCCGCATACTTTGTACCTGCGTTATAATCCTTACAGATCTGGAATAGCGCTACAGCATCCAATTCTCCTTCTGTGATGAATAGCTTTTTACCTCCAGCGGAAACAT